TTATTGAGCCAGTATTTTACTCATATCGTAGACCTGTGCAGACAGTTCCTGTTGGGATAAATGAGCATAAATATTGAGCGTAATTTTAATATCACTGTGACCCATTTGCATTTGTAGTGCTTTGACGTTGATATTATTTGCAACTTGAATTGATGCGAACGTATGGCGCAACCCGTGAACTGTAATTGTGGGTAAGTCTGTTTCACCTATCAAGGCTTCGAGCCAATGGTTAGGTGTCATCACTGACATGATTTGGCCTTTCTGGTTGGTAAAGATAAGATCTTTAGCCCGCGGGATGACTACTAACGACTTGCGATACTTTTTAAGCCGGTCGATTGTTGAGCTATTTAGTGAAAGTGTGCGATAGGCATTTCTAGTTTTAGGTGTTGATATTATCTGGTGGTTATCAATTGAACGGGAGATAGTTTTATTAATAGTTACCAGCCCATTCTTCAAATCAATATCAGACCATGTTAACGCAAGTGCTTCACCTTTCCGCATACCTGTGGTAGCAAGTAAATAAAACAGTGCACTACGGTCATACCGTGGTTGTGTTCTGTGTCCGTCGGTAGCATCAACAACTGATAGAAATGTAGCCAATTGCTCAGCAGTCCAAAAATTATCAGCTGCTTTATCCTTTGAATAGTCAACGGAAACTTTTGGAACGTCAACTAATTTCATTGGGTTATTAGTAATAACACCCATTTTTTGAGCTGTCCGGAAAACTAGTGCTGCATATTGGGCTAGCTTATTGAATTGCTTAACGCTCTCACGCCACTTTAAAGCTTCTTCTTGGCACTTTTGCCATGTAATCGTATTAATCCTCATGCCACCGAAAGAAGGCGTTATATGGTGCTTAAAGATGCCCTCAACGCGATTCAAAGTACTTTCTTTTACGCCTAGCTTGTAAGTCTTTAGCCATACTTCGTAAACTTCATCGAAAGTAGGATTATCCATAATAGCAGCCGGATTGTTTTTACGATGATCAAATTCAATTTTGGCACGATCAAATGCTAACTTAGCAGCCTTACTACTGCTAAAACCCCCATGGTGATAGGTTTTAGTTTTGGTGTTACCGTTAATATCAGTATACTTTCCAAGGTAGCCACGAACGTCATACACGCGTTTGCTACCAATCATTTTATGTGTAATTTTCATTTTATTTTTTCCTCCATATTGACTATGCGAGGGGCCAAATTATTGGAAAAAATATTGCACGCAACGCCACCTTTCAGTAAAATAGAGTATATAAAAGGAGTACATAACTAATGTATTCTGACGCAAGCACATCCCAAACTTTGGACGGTTGGGGGATGTGCTTTTTTCTGCTTATAGATCGTTATTAGCGAATGCATCTCTTAAAAGAACTAATGCCAACAAAGCAATCCATATTAAGGGAGAATGGAAATGATAGTAAAAAACAGCAAATATAATTCCAATAACGCCTACGATCATTATCAGCCACGAGACTAGGCTTGAAGTGTAATGTTTCTGGTCAAGTGAAGGACTACTTTTAATAGCTGGTTTATATAGAGTAAAATGGGCTATTAATGAAAATATAAAGATAACTGGTAATGTCCATAGTGAATCTTCAAAGATTGATTTTGGATATGTTTCTTCCAATGCCAACACTATGAAAAATGGGTAAAAATCAATATTATTCACAAGAGCATATTTCCAATTGAAATTCATCGATCTAACCATCTCCAACAATTGTTAAGTTTTATATTCAAAAATTCAAACGCAATCGGCAGGAGTTGAATCCGCAACTACAGCTTCGAGGGCTGTAGCTTTATCGCTAAACTTCGCCATGCGATTAAACTCAGCCATAAAACAAATTATATGATTTGAGATTAGGTTAATATATTTACTCTTTTATAGTTCCTGAGACAACCCAAATGTTAAAAAGCTTGCCACTACTATTGCAAGTTATTTCAACTGTATCGCCAGTCTTTATTTTACTGTTGTTTTTGTTATATGGAACGATAACATCAAAGTCTCCCGGAGCTTGAAGACCGATACCCTGATCTTCATTTTTACCAACCGTAGTAACCTTAAATTTGAGCGTTTTGCCATTGATGCTTTTACCACTTTCCAAATTTTGGATAAACTCATGGCCCTCAGACGTATTTGTTACCGTATAATCTGGATTGTCTATATATCCTGATATTACAATGCTAAGTGCAAAGCAGGCAGCACCAGCGCCTAAAATAATGCCACTTGTTTTTATACTCTTCTTTTTAATCAAGTTAATAATTAACATCGCCAAGCCAACAAATGCTGCAGCAATTCCTCCAAAAAATAGTAATACAAACACAACATTCATATGATTATCCTCCAAAGTTTCTCCAGCTTTTAATGACTTCCGTATCTGGTCAATGAGAGTGGTATGAGCCGAACCTGCATTGATAAGGTAGGCTATATTTAAATTAAAGGAACTATCATACCGTTGAACTACACTCGCATAATCCATATCCCAAACCTTGGTCGGTTGAGGGGATATGGTTCTTTAATTACTTAGATGTAATAGTTAGACCGGTTACGACTATCATGAATAAAGTTATTTGTTGAAGTTAATTGTAGTTTGACTATCAACACCGTAGTAATTCCCACTATCTTCGATTAGTTCAGCAGAGACAAACTTATACTGATTCATTTTCTTGATGTCCTCTTTTTCAGCAATAGCCTGTATAAGCCCAGTCTTTTTTGTGCCTGGTTGAATCTTATCGCCGACCAATTCATCTATTGCTCCGTGATTAGATGAAAGCTGGTTACCTGATGGGGTGATTAATTCAACTCCGTTTGAAGAAACACGCTTTTTACTATTATTTTTAAGAGAGTATCCCAGCTGATATTCATAGTAAGTATTGTTAAGCCGCTTGCCAAAATTATTTTCATCATTAGCACGTTGCGATTTCTTCGTTGTTTCAATTTTTAATAATTTGGCTTCTTTAAAATAATAAGTAGCCGATTTGGTGTTTATTGCCTTATTATGATAATTTTTAATAGCTAACAGTGTAATTTTTCCAGTTTCACTATCTTTTGTGTATGTTCCAACTTTTTTTAATGGCCCCGATACTTTCTGTGAGTTGGACGAGCTTTTATTAGAATTGTTTCCACAACCAGCCAGACCGATTCCGATAAATAAAACTGCCCCTAGTGTCGCTATCTTTTTAACATTCATTTACATGTCCTCCAATGATATAATAATATTTGTAAATCAATATCATTGGTTACGACGTCTCACTGTTTGCGGCAGTGGGGCGCTTTTTTTATTTAGAACATTAATTCGTAGAATTTATCTGGTAGACCATAGGCCATTTGTATTTCATTAAAGCTTTGTGGTCGGTCGCCATACTGTTCTTTGTATAGGGCGGTAAGTTCACTACATGCAAATAAATTAGCTTCACGTTCCATTTTGCCTTCCCAATTATTTCCAATGGTGTAGAGAGCGGCGCAGGACGTGTGATCTAATCCATGCTTCAATTCGTGAGCCATGACCACATATTTTTCTGGTACTTCTTGCAATTCATCTGACAAGCCAATGTACACATCACCGCTGCTTGCGGTCGTACATATCCCTTTGAGGTTGCCTAAACTAGCATATTCAACACGATAACCTAAACTGTCTGCAATGACAAAAGGATCGAAAGTTCCTAATTTATCGGCTAATTGATGAACTTGTAGATACAGTTTATAACTGTTCATCAATAACACCTACTTTTTATTATCGTCATTCCGATGCTTTTGTTTATCTTCCCAGAACACACCTTCCAAGAAGGCACGTACCTTAATTTTTGTTTCGTCGTCCATATCCATGCCTTGGAAACCCATTGGTACATTTGATTTGAGCCACTCATCAAGGTCGATTTTATCGTCCTCAGTTGCCCAGGTGGGAGCTTTTGACTCACGGCCGAGCAGGTAATCAGTGGAGACGTCAAAGTAATCTGCAATTTCTTCAAGCTTTTTTGCACTCGGATTGGTTTTCTTCAAACGATACAATGTGTTTTTTGAGTATCCCAGTTCCAATTCAACGTCATTAACAGATTTTCCTTGTTTGTTTGCAAGAAATTTAATGCGATCAAACAGTGCCATAATAGTATTCCTCACGTTCTCAAAAGCAAATGTTAAAATAAATGCATAAAATTGTTTGACAAAATTATGCAAATGTTTTAATATTACTTTTGTAAGCTAATTGAATAACCAAACGCGCAATATTAAAGAACATTAACTTGACTGATTTTCAGCGTTCCCCAACGTCTTATAGTCTTGCAATGGCTTTAAATAGGCTCATTTAGCTATGCCTTAATATTAAAACATTTGCGTAAAATAATCAACAATAATTAAAACAATTTTTGATTGGTTATCAAATTGGCTTACATACATAAATGAAAGGAAGTGAATTAAATGCCAACAACATTAGCTGGACGGGAACTTATCAAGAAGTATATTGATGATCGTGAAATTAGCATTACAAGCTTGGCCGCTACATTTGGTGTAGGAAAGATGTACATGACGCAAGTATTGGCCGGAACCAGGAAGTCTGCAGCGGCGAACGAGCTAGTTTTGAAGATTATCGAGACTTTTAAAATTCGACCGCATGAAGGAGATGAATAAGAGATGACGGAAAAATTAGTTCTAAGAAAACAACATCTTAATGGCAATAATGGAACCAAGCCAATTTTCGTTGATGTCTCAATTCTTGATTCTATTCGTGAAATCAAAGAAGAAACCGGAATCCCAATGAGAAGAATTGTTGAACAGTTTCTATGTTATGCAATGAAGAATGTTCAGATTGTTGATGAGGAGGAAGGTGATCAGTAATGGATGGTGTCACATTGAATTTACCAAGTGAGTCCTTAGCACCAATCAAGCAAGAACTTACTCGTCTAATTACGGATGTGTTCAAGCAAATAGTTCAACGCGAAGCCTTACCTTATTGGATGAAGAAACAGGAGGCTCAGATTTACATGAATGTTAGTGACAAGACTTTAGATAAGTTCATTGTCGACGGGCTAAAAGTTTCCATTATTGACGGAACTCAGCGGATTTCTAAGAAGTCTGCTGATGAGTATTACGAAGATCATGAATTATAAATAGTCTATGCGAGGGGCCATTTATTGGAGGTAATTAATAATGATTGAAGTAGCACTGATTACATGGGCGCTAACAGCATTATGGTTTAAGCGGCATGAAATTATTAGCTGGTTTGGAATTTAAAGGAGGAAACGAAGATGAGTCAAGAAACAGTAGAAATTAATGGCGTTAAATTTGAGGTTGACATGGACACTGCTAAGCGGATTGATACCTTCAAAGTTGGTGACAATGTTCGGTTGTTGGACAAACGGTACAATTCATCGGAAATTTACACTGGTGTGATTCTTGGGTTTTATAACTTTAAAGAATTGCCGACTATTCAAGTTGCTTATTTTAAAGATAGTTTCAGTGGTGCAACCATTGATTTTGTGAATATCAATTCAAAAAGTGATGACTTCGAGTTACTACCATCAAATAAGTACGAAGCGGACTTTGATCGAGACACTGTAGTAGGTTCGCTCAATCAGCAAATCGAGTCAAAAACAGCCGAAGTTAAATCTTTAGAAGCAAAGAAAGCCTGGTTCCTAAAATATTACGGTAAATACTTTGTGAATAATGGTGAGGAAGATGCAAATGAGGAAGGTTAGCTATAGGCCGTTTGAAGAATGGCAAGCAAAACAAAATCCCTATAACCGGGCGCAACCAGTTACAGGGACAAGGTTAAAGAATAATCAAATAATTTTACAGGTTTATGGTACACCACGGGCGAACCTATGGCAACAACTGAAAGGGACATTTACACATGAATAATTACAAAACACAAGCAAAGCATTGGTATCGAAAGCTAATGAAGACACCAGTTGGATACGTATGTTTAGCTACTTACCGGTTCAAACAGTGGCAACATTACAAGAACTTGGCACGGCAAACGGCAATGGATCATTTGCGAGGTGAAGATCATGCGGACATTCAATCAGAAAACAATTAATCCAGGGGTGGCTTACTGTGAGTGTCTTGGATATCGGTACTTCTATGAAGACTCAACTCAGTTTCTAGCATGGTTAATGGGTGTGCTAAGCCCTGAAGCGGTATTAGATAAAATTGGTGTTCAAGAAAAGGTGCGTGAATAAATATGAAATTCAGATATACAGAAGAAGTTTTAAATAGTTCAAATTGGATAGATGGTAATGGTGAGGTTCATTGTCCGGAAGAAATGTCAAATGAATATCTACACAGCGTTTTGCGATACATCTATCGGTCACGTGACCGGTATTGGTTGAACTGCCGGCAAATTAATGTCATCGAAAATTTTGTGAATGGTGATGAGTTTTTCCATAAGGTTATTCGTACTTCAACTCTTTGGAAAACTATTATTAACCAGCTTAAAACCGAAAAAATTGGTTTTAATTTTGATTGGGAAACTGGTAGTCAAGAAACGTGCGAGTACTAGCTATGATTCCAGGATATGATGAATGGCTAAAACCTCCGGAAGATGATGACCGACCTACTAAGGAAGAATTAATTGAATTAGGTGTGATTGGAGACGATGAAGAATGAACTTATATGAAATGGCGACCAACTATCGCGACTTAACTAACCGTGATGATCTGAACCCAGACACCATTGCTGATACGCTCGATGCGTTAACTGACTCGATGAACGTGAAGGTCGATAACATTGCAAGCTGGATAGATGAGAATGCGGCAGATATTGATTTCTTGGACAAGCGAATGAAATCACTACGGGAGGAAAAGCAACGGTTGAAAAGCCTTAATGATCGGCTGAACCATTATCTAGCGGACACGCTTGATCAAGCTGAAATTAAGAAGTTAACCACGGATCAACACATTGTTTCAGTTCGAAATTATCGTGCGTCAACGGTAGTGAACGATCCAGAAAAACTCACAGCTGATTTCGTTAAAGAAGTTCATGAATACCAGCCAGACAAAACGGCAATCTACAAAGCGTTATCAGCTGGCAAGAACGTGCCCGGCGCCCATCTGGAACCGAATCGGAAGGCAGTTATTAAGTAATGTTCCAGCTAAGAGATTACCAGCAAGAATCAGTTAACGCGGTCTATAACTCAACCATTCACGGTCATCATTCAATCGTAGTTCAATCGCCGCCAAGAACTGGAAAGACAGTAATTATGGCCGATATTGCACGCAGGGCAACGGCTAAAGGTAACCGGGTATTGTTTATCGTACACCGGAGGGAAATCCTAGAACAGGCTGAGGCCACGTTTAAGCAAGATGACGTTAACATGTCACTTTGCAAGATGGGCATGGTTCAGACCATTACCCGTCATATTGATGAGTTAACCAAACCAGCCATCATCATGATAGACGAAGCTCATCATGCACTGTCGAAGTCCTACCAAAGAATAATTCAAGCGTTCCCTGACGCGCTTAAATTGCTGTTCACTGCGACACCGTGGCGGATGGACGGCAAAGGACTAGACGTGATTGCTGACGATATTGTGCTAGGTAAACCTATCAGCCAGCTAATTGACCAGGGGTTCTTGGCACCAGTCGACTATTACGCGCCGTCGGAAATTGACGTGACCCAACTTAAGACCAAACGCAACGGTGAATTTGACGAAAAAAGTATTGATCAAGCCGTGAAGCCTAAGATTTATGGAAATGCAGTAAAGCATTACTTGAAACTGGCACCAGGTAAGCAAGCTATTGCTTATGCGTACAACGTGGCAAGTGCCGAACGATTGGCGGAAGCATTCAACCAAGCGGGCATAACGGCGCGCGCAGTATCGGGTAAGACAGATAGGGCGACTCGAAAGCGGATTGTATCTGATTATCGTGCTGGCAAGATTCAAGTAGTTACCAACGCTGAACTTTTTACGGAGGGCTTAGACCTGCCCAACGTCGACTGTGTAATCATGCTACGCCCAACGCAGTCGCTATCACTTTATTTACAGTTTGCCATGCGGTCAATGAATCCGCGTGAAGGTAAGCGGGCCATCATTATTGACCACGTTAACAACGTTGAACGGTTTGGATTACCAACCATTGACCGGCAATGGATTCTTGGTGGCCGGGACAAACATTCAAAGAGTAGCAACGGGACACCTATCAAGTCAGTTTCGGTTTGTCCGGAGTGCTTCGCAACCTTTTACCGCAAGGGTGATACCTGTCCGTTTTGTGGCGCGGAGCTGGGCGAAGAAAAAATTATTGAGACCGACGAATCTATCAAGCTCAAAAAGATTGAAGCTAACAAGCGGTTGGCATTAGCCAAAGAGATTGCAGAGAACAACGCTGCTAAAGCAGTAGCCGATAAGACGCCGGGAGAGTTAACCACGTACGCGGAGATTAAGGCATACGCCAAGTTGCACGGATATAAGCCCGGTTGGTCCTACTTCCAAGCCAAGATGAAAGGATTGATTAGAAAGTGAGTTGGCAGTTAATTCCGAACACTGGCGGTAATTATTTTGTTAACGAGAAGGGGCAAATTTTAAGCAAGTGCAGGAAGAAACCCAGAGTTTTAGTTCCGTTCAAGAACGATGAGGGATATTCATATGTTGCAATTTGTGGTCGTCGAATAGCAGTGCATCGCATTGTAGCGAGTGCTTTTGTGAATAATGATGATCCACTTAATAAAGTACAAGTGAACCATTTAAACTTCGATAGGTCTGATAACAGAGCTGAAAACCTGGAGTGGGTCAGCCATCGCGAAAATTTAAGGTATTCTGCTGTTCGGGGGCATATGTCAGTTAAAAAAGTCGTTAATAAAAGCGGATTTAAAAATGTCTACTATGCGAAAGAAAAAGGAATGTTCCGAGTCGTTGTCACCTATCTAGGCTTGAAGAAGCATATTGGATACTTTCGCAAGCTATCGGATGCTGTTCAAGCACGGGACACATATTGGCAACACATATTAAAAGAAAAGGAAGTGATCTGATGTCAATTCTACCAAAGAATGAACCCCATAAGCCCGCTGGAACCCCTCGTAACTTCTTTATTTGGGGCCAAACAATGAGCGGTAAGAGTTACCTAGCTGAACATTTCCCAAATGTATTAGTTTTGAATACTGATGGAAATAGTGCCATGGGAACACGTCCAAGCATTCAATTACGAAACGTGCGCAACCCTGATGGCAGCTTAAAGAGTAGTGTCATTGACCAGCTTCAAGAAGTGATTTTGGAGTTAGGAACTACCCAAAACACGTACGAGACGGTGACACTAGATGTTATCGATGATGTTTGCCAGCTGATTGAACAGGCAATTTGCCTAAAAGCAGGGGTTGAATCGTTAGCAGACATGGGGTATGGCCGAGGATATGCATTGTTCAATACTGTGCTTCAAAGTCTGGTAATGGATCTCAAGGCATTACCAATCAACGTCGTTTACATTAGTCGTGAGAATGACTTTACAGATGATGATGGTAATACCAAGACAGTTCCGTCACTCAAAACTAAGTATTATAACGTGGTCAACGGGAATTGTGACTTGGTTATCCATACTCAACACGTTGGCAAGAACTATTTACGAAACGTGACAGAAATTCGCCGCCGTTATAAAGCCAGTGAAATTAATGATTCAAAGATTCTCAGTATTCTGAAAGCTATTCCGAATGCATTAGCACCGGAAGTACAAACAACGAAAGTAGGTAAGTAAAAATGAGTTTATTAGATATTGCAGCAAACACTTTAGATAACTTTGATCCAAAGAATGATTCAGTTAACGCAGGTAGTACAGGGTTACCAGATGGAGACTACCTAACCGCTGTGGAAAGCATCGAACATCGATCATTCGATTCAGGTTGGGATTGCTTACAGATCGTGTTCACGGTTCTTGATGGCGACCACGCTGGCGAAAAAGAGTACGACCGCATTAGTTTTGCCACTAAGAGTAAGGCTGGTAAGGCAATTCCGGATTTCATTCTTAGCCGGAGTATTAAGTTTGTCATCAAGCTAGGTTCACTGTTAGGCGTTGAGATGAAGCCAGAATACTTTGCCAGTGAGAATGAAACTGACACACACGAAATGCTGGCTAATGTACTTGCACCAGAAAAAGGTAAGTCGGTGATTTTACATGTCAAGCATCGGCCGAACAAGAAGGACCCTGACAATCCCTACGTTGAATATGACCTAGACGCAACTGAACAGCCTGAAACTGCAGACATCACGGATGCAGACTTACCTGGCGACTTAGGTGGGGCGCCAATGCCAACTGACGCGGATGCGCCACAAGCACCACTACCAACTGACGCAGACGCACCAGTAGAACCAACAGATGAAGCACCGTTCTAAATAAATACTGCAGTGCCAGTAAACCATCGTTCGGGTGTGATGCCCGTTAATTTACAGAAGGAGGCCGGTCATGCGTAATTTAGTTAATTATGCAGTTAGGTACGCCACGGCCGGTTTCAGCGTCCTGCCAATGATTGGTAAGAAACCGATGATTAAGTTCGCTGACCAGCCCGCCTTGACCGTTGATCAGATCCAAAGCTACTGGCGGTCACACCCGTACGCTCAATTAGCACTACGGACAACTAATTTTTTCGTGATTGATATCGATGAACATCCCGGCGGTGCGGATGGTTTTAAATCGTTCAAAGACTATGAGCACCCAGAGTATTTCCGTGAAACGTTATCGCAGAAGACAGCGGGCGGCGGCCGGCAACTATTTTATCTAAAGCGTGAAGATAGCACTGTGCAGCAGAATATCGGATGGCTACCGGGAATTGATATTAAGGCTCACGTTAACAATTATGTGATGGTCGCACCCAGTGAGCGGAATGGTAAGGCGTATCAATGGGAGAATCACAATCCAATCGTGACGGCCCCACGCGAGCTGGTCCAAGCAATTAATGCGAACCGTGACGATACTGTCGACGTGTTCACAGACCTGAACATTAATTACACTGAAAAGTCAGGAACAGCCACTTTGTTTGAAACCATTGTCGATGGTTTGGGTGACACCGGCGGCCGTAATAATGCATTGGCGAGTTTCGCCGGTGGATTATTATTCCGAGGTGTTGATCCGCGAGCAGTTATCCAGCTAGGCTTACTGGCAAATGCAAATACAGACGATTCACTGACTCAGCGAGAAGCCAAGACAACAATTGAATCGATGATTAAAAAAGAAATTAGACGAAGGGAGGCTAACCGGTGAGTGCAGAGGAAGAAGCGGACAAGCTCCGCAAGTTAGAGGAACAGCAGAAAGTTGTACCGTTGAAAAATCGAATTAATTTTATGGAAACGGCTAAGGGCGGTATTAAAGCAAATTCACTTGAAAATGTTTGTCTGATATTAGAGCACGATCCACTGCTTAAAGGCAAGTTCGCGTATAACGAATTTAGTTACGAAACTGAGTTCATGGAAGATTCAGCCGAGCTAATGTTGGAACATGGGCCACTGCAAGATGAGTTCACACCAGCAGTACAACGGTACATCGAACGTAAGTATAAAGTCATGTTTACGACAAAGTTAATTGATGCGGCAGTTACCGAAGTGTCACGACGTAACGTATTCAATCCAGTTATTAATTATCTGAACGAATGTTACAAAAAATGGGACGGCGTTACTAGGGTAGCTGAATTCTTGCCGGTTTATCTCGGCGTTGAAAAATCACCAGTGACAACATTACAGACCAAGCTATTCTTTGTCGGCGCAGTAGCCAAAGTATTCAAGCCAGAAACTAAATTTGATTTTGTTTTGGATTTAGTGGGTGGTCAAGGAACTGGTAAGACCACCTTGCTTAAGCGTATGTCAAATGGTTGGTATACCGACCAATTCACTGACTTTGAAAACAAAGACAACTATGGCAATATGATGCGGGCTTGGATCGTGAACGATGATGAAATGACCGCCACCAGCCATAGTAGCTTTGAAATCTTAAAGAAATTTATCAGTGCTGAAATTCTGGAGTACCGACCGGCCTATGGTCGCTATACCGTCCGGCGATACAAAAACTTCGTTATGGCCCGGACGACCAACGAAGTGACTTACTTGAAGGATAAAACTGGTGAGCGGCGCTTTATGCCAGTGATGGTAAATTCAGCACTACAGAAGAAGTCACCGATTACTGACTTGCCGCAGGAAACGATTGATCAGCTATGGGGTGAGTTCGCAAGTTACTATCGGGACGGTTTTCGATTCGGATTAACGCAGGATCAGGAGCAGATGATGGCAGACAATCGTGAGCAATTCATGTACATTGACGCCGAAGAAGATGCTATCGAAGAGGCATTGGCGACGATTAAAGACGACTTTGTAATGAGTAAAGACATCGCGTTTAAGATGGATGGGGCCGACATTACGAAGAATCGTAAGTTGGCGAAGAAAATCAAGTACGTGATGGACAATCACAAAGGTTGGAAACCGGCACAACACCGAGTTAACGGGGTTCCACGCCGCGGGTACACAAGAGTGTAGTACGTGTAGTTCAGGTGTAGTCACTTTACTGACTACGGCTAAACCCTTGGGGCCCAACGTATACAGTAACATGTAGTTACTCCTTCTTATATTATATATATATATATTATTTTATATAGGGTATAGGGATTAGGGGATACGGTGAGTATGAGGTTGAGAAAGTTAAAAATTACTAGCTACGATGCTACACCTTGAACAAAGTCAATGGTGGCAAGGGGTACAGCGTATCAGTAGATTGGAAGTGTAGCGACTACATGCGAGAACAAGAAATTCAGAATCAAATTCGGGTGGCCGTGTCAGCAGCCGGATGTACGATTTTTCGCGCAAACGTCGGTAAAGTTGAGATGAAGAACGGTCGGTGGTTCGATACTGGACTGCCCCAAGGATTCCCAGATTTATTTGGGTTCCGACATTCGGATGGTTCGATATTCTTCATTGAATGTAAAAACGAAACCGGACGACCGCGGGCTGATCAGATTAGATTTCACAATTTTTTGATGAAACAACACACGATTCACGGGATTGCACGGAGCCCGGAAGATGCATTGAAAATTATTAATGAAGGGCTGGTTGGCTATGGATTTAAGTGAGGTAGAAAAATGAATAGAATAATCGGATTGATAGATGCAAATTTAGAATGCATAACTATTTTAGAAGGAGATTCCAGATATTATTCGTTTCAGGTTGGAAAACCGTTCGAATACCGAGACGGACCTAATGAGTCCCCAATTATTAGTTGTATTGAGAGAAAAGGAGATAGTTATTATCTTTATACAAAAGGTAATCACATGTTTGTGGCTCCAGCGGATAAGTACATTGCGGAATATGTGGAGGAATGACAATGCCTAAACACACTAAGAAGCGTTCAACGATTAAACGGAAGCACCGGCGAATGAAGGAACGCGCCGAAGCAAATAGAAAGGATGTTGGAAAATGTCAAACACCAAAGTGATACTAGATGCTTCCTGTGGATCAAGAATGTTTTGGTTCGATAAGCATAATCCGGCTGTGACATACATGGATAAGCGCCACGAAACAATTACGGCTACTGATAACAATGTTGGCCAAGATCGTGTAATTGAAATTAAGCCAGATGTGGTTGGTGATTTTCGAGACATGCCATTCGATGATGAATCGTTTTACATGGTCGTGTTTGACCCGCCACATCTACTCCATGCTGGTGAATCTTCATGGTTGGCCAAAAAAGTATGGAACGCTGGACGAGACTTGGCCATTTGATTTGCGGCAGGGATTTATCGAATGTATGCGAGTTTTAAAGCTGCATGGAACACTAATATTCAAGTGGAACGAGGAACAGATCAAGCTAAGCGAGTTGCTAGACGCAATCGGGTATCAACCGTTGTTTGGTGACAAGCGCGGCAAAACCCATTGGCTGGTATTCATGAAATAGAGCATCACAGCATGATAATTGTCAAGGAACGAAAGCGGGCGGTTGAAGCGTTCGGGGAGGATTGAAAATGAGCACTAGAAATAAAATTGGACTTGGCATGATAGCCTTATTTATTTTAGTCATGATCATCGGAAACTTTTTAGACGGATTTTGGCATGGGGTTACTTTTATCGGTGTTACAGCATGGGTTGTGATAGCGCTGGAACTATCGAGTTCTAGGAAATGATTGGAGATGGCGACGATGATTAAACTAGATAAATGTGTTGCTAAACCAACAGAATTTAACGTAATTAAGATTACAAGTGAATTGGGTAATGAAGTACAGAAGGCGTTTAAGACTGCTGATAAGCTTGATAAAAAACTAGATAGACCAAGAAACACTTGGAAAGCAATCTTTCAATATCATGGGTTGATTTGGACTAATATATGGGGATTTGAATTCATAGCAAATTATGGGAAGGAGAATCAGTGTAGACGACAGCCAGTTTCACTTAATGATCGAATTATCGAAGATCGTGATAGTGAGCAATTCTTAATACCTAATGAGCTATTTGAACGCTATTTTATGTAGGAGATGGTACCGATGATTAAGTTTAGAGCGTGGGACGATTTATTAAATAAAATGCTAGTTGTTTATAGAATTAGCTTTGATGGCCCTGTTGATGGCGTTCAAGTTCACTGCTATTTAGATGATAGAGGCGCTGAGGGGTCAACAGAATACGCCTACGATGGTGATGGGCTAATTTTAGAGCAGTTTACCGGCCTGACAGACATGAACGGCAAGGATATCTATGAAGGCGATATTTTACAGCCAGTCATTTCTTACACTAATAGGAATATTGGCAAACCTTTTGAAGTTAAGAAAGGCAATTATGTATACGGTAAATGGGTTGCTAAGGATATTTCTAGCAAGGGATTTGGCGTAGATGGGTACTATTTCAGTAATGAAATGTGGCTAATTGGCAACGTGCACGAGAACCCGGAATTGCTGGAGGATAACGAATGAAAACTTTTAAAGTAGCGAACCACTGGTTTAATGACAGCGGCAATGTTGAGATTGTCTTGCTAGTACCACTTGATAAGAGCAAAGAGCTTAGAAACGATTTATTCTGGTATGACGGTAATAATCGGCCGTTATGGTCACGTGGAACTGAACTTACTGACAAAGACGTTTTGGAAACTCACTGTTATAAACAACGTAAAATGTCATCAATTGATGACATTCCTAATGACTGTTTTATGCCTATGAATTAGGAGTAAGACAAATGACTGACACCGAATATGCCAAAGCAACCCAAATCTTACAATAGAGCATGTGTTTTGACAATAATAAATAATGCCACCATGATGATTGCAGGTAAAAATTATGCGATAGCTAGAATGAAGGCGAGGCACAGACTATGGAACGTATTGATCATGAAAAGCTTAACAACCTGGTATGTGAAGTTGAAGACCGCCATGAAAATGGCATTCTTGGCGCAAACGAAAAAGAAATGGCACCTATTTGGAAGATAACCAAGGCTACAATGAAGAGTGGTTATTTAGCAGTTTCGTTGCGGCAATACAATTTAATTGAAGCATACGCAGCCAAGAGCTCACATACAACAGAGGAGAAGAACCAAACCTTAAAGCAACTGCATAAGAAATACAGTTGGCTAAATCGGCGAGTAACAGAATATTGCCATGGCAATTTAATTATTCAGAGTTGAGGTGGAAAGTGGTGGGTGATTTTGAAACTAACAAGCAATTCTTAAGGCGTTACCGGCCTTACTTTAGACAAATTAAACGGCTTGAAACTAAGCTGTTTGTCATTGATGATCGTATTGAGTCAACACATTCACCTAGTATGACAGGTCAACCGGGAGGTGGTAAGCGGCGAGAGCTAGCTGACGACTTGATTAGACGTGAAGAGATTGAAGGGCGGATTAACCGGTTAATCAAGAAGAGTCGGCCAATCAAATCTGAAATAACTGATTGCCTTGATGAATTAACTAATTCGCTAGAAGCTTCTATATTAGAGCAGTACTTTATTGAAGATATTCAGCTGGACACGATTGCACTACAGATGAGCTATTCGTTCCGGCAAGTCAAGCGATTATATGGTGATGGAGTACGACATGTGAAAGTTTTATAACAAGAAAGTCGTTGCGATTATGTGACGACTTTTTGTTATGATTGAAGCATAATAATTTTTGGAGGAATTAATAATATGACTAAATCAGACGTAGTACAAAGGCTCTTGGATGAGCTTAATAATCAAAATCAAATTTACATCGCAATTATTGCACTTGTTCTTGTTTTTTTTGGTGTAATGCAATGGCGCTTTTCTGATAAACAAATAAAGAAGATGAAAGATGATTTTAAAAAGGATTTTAAAATCGAAGAAATAAATATTACCTTAAAAGAAGCAAACAGGAAAAGTGAAAAATTGAATACAGCTCTTCTTGAAGCGAAAGAGACAGAAGTAAAATTATTGAAACAATTGCATATTTTACAGAACCAAGATTTAGAAGGTAAGTTACAATTGCTTGAATCTAAACGTGAAGATACAAATTCTATTCTTGCGACTAACCAACTAAAAGTTGTTGAAAATACATTGATACCAATGCTTGAGAGTAAGATCATTAAACCTAATACATTGATTAATGTATTTATAACCTTTGCCAATGTTTCTATTTCTAATGTAAAAGCAAATTATTTTGGCGATAAAGAATATCAAGCAAATTTAAGTTTTTTGGTAGAGAAATCAATTGAATATGCAAAGACTGCTATAGCGGAAAGAGCAGAATTCAAAAAACGACAAAAAGCAATTAGTAATCAAATTGATATTACAAATAAAAATTATAATAAATATAAGAAGATGTGCGAGAATAAGTTAAATAATCAGGAAAATAAGTAAGTGTGTCATACACAGTGAATCATGTCCCCTAGATGTCACTAAAATGTCCCCTGAATGTCACTTACATGCCGAGTAAATGGATGTATATTTGTATTATCGAATAGTTCCAAAGAGAAAGTTGTTGTGATTATGTGGCGGCTTTTTGTTATACTATATCTACATCAAAGGAGTGTGCAATAATGAATATTAAAATCACGGATGTACAGCGACAAATTTTGTTAAATCAATATCGTATTATGCGAAACTTGAATGTTGATGATGAATATGGTAGTCCTGAGGATATCGATAAGAGTATGGATATTTTATTTCGGGGATTAGAATATAACTATGACGATGTAATAACAACGAGTAATGAAAATAAAGTTTCAGCCACAATTTCAAAACAGGTGATTGAAATTGAAGATGTATATGATGCATGTATTTTAAGTTACTTTTTACAACAAGAATCATTTGATCAAGACTTGATACATAAAATCAGTAGCTTTGGGTTTGATGGTAATGATACCCAACACTTTGGTTACTATGTATATGCTAATTGGTTATTGAATAATGGTTCCTTTCCTAACTTAGCAAAATTAATGTCTAAAAATCATGGTCATATTCCTAATATTGATGTTAATAATCATGGTATTGGTCCAGACTTAGACCAATACCTTGTTATGGTTCAACGGTATAAAGACATCTTGCATAGTGACTCACATGGGGATAATGGACTATCTGTAGATGAGGTCAAACAAATTTTAATTTAATTTTTTTGAAATCATCAATTGATATGAGGGGGACTAAGTAGAAATCAAGTTGTTGTATACGATAATAGAGCTTGGTTAATGGTTGAATATTTTGAATTTATTACAAGCCTCGAGATAATTCGCCCTTGAGAAAGCAATGTTTAAGCAAAACCAGCGTCCTTTTAGGGCGCTTTTTTGATACACAAAATTATTGGAGGTAATACGAATGGAACAATCCGAGTTCAATGCAACACAAGCAATCAATGAGACATGCTACGGATTAATCAAGCAGGGCTATTCACTGCACGACATCTATAGTGGCTTGGGCAATGTTATGAATGGGATTAAGCCTAAGCATCTTACCAAGCAAGAGCTGGTCATTGATCTGAATGTTGACACATCCAAGGTAACTTGTAAGTTACGTCATGCACTGGACAAATGAACAATGCCACGCATTCTATGGTTCGGTTGAGTGGGAGCATCTGCGAGCAGCTATCCTAAAGCGTGACCATTATGAATGCCAGTGGTGTAAGCGCGATGGTAAAGTCACACGATATGGCGACGTTGATAGCCATGGCCGTCCGGTTGTACTGGAAGTTGACCACATCAAAGAGTTGGCTGACTATCCAGAATTGCGAACCGAGCCGACTAACCTACGGACACTGTGCAAGGACTGTCACAACAAACGACATCATCGGATGAACTATCGAAGCAAGCATGAGCGTAAAGAGAATCGGTGGAGCAAGGACGAGAGGTGGGATTAATCGTGGAACATGATATAACTTGGTCAATAAGCAACGGGCAAAAGATACCTGAGATCTATGTTGATGGTGAGCAGGCTCAGGTAGTGTCGTGTAGTTATCAGTTTGTAACGGCTACAGATATTGATAAGTCAGGAGTTAGCATGATGACTGCAACTATCATCTTGTTATCGGAGCGTGACTATAAGCCAATTCAACATGTGGTCTTTATCAATCAACAGACTGGTAAAGTGTTCTATCAATAGACAAGGAGTGATGAATAATGCGATCAAGAACCGATAACACTAAGCAAGTCGTGGTCTACGTAGTCATGCGTGACCAACAAGCAAATGTATTATTTGCACATCGTGTTTATTTTAGTGAACGGCGAGCAAAGAACTATTGTAAACGGATGAATAATGCAAAAGAATTTACTGGCTATTACTACATTAATAAAGCAATCTTTTTTGACTGGAAAGCATTTATTTCTAAATTTACAGAGGCCCCCGGGGTCAAAAAAATTGGCGAAAAATAGAAAACTGGGAACCGGTGGGTAGGACTCGACTCCGGAAAAACATTGCTTTTTTATTCAATTTGAAAGGGGGGTGGGGGTTTGGACCACCGTAAGATAAGAAGGGAATTGATGCAGCAAATTGATCGAAAGTCGGCGGTTGAAAAAGAAAAGGTTGACCGGTATATCAGCCTTTTGAACGCTTTTTATAAGCTTGATGAAGCCATTATTGCCAATGGTGTGATGGTCAAAATCGAGAATGGCAAACAGATATACTGGAAAGCAAATCCGGCTGTTTCCGAAAAAAATCGAATTAATTCCGCGCTAATAACGCTTGAAAAGGACTTTAAGCCCGTTAAAACCACCCCTAAAGCGTCTAAAACAGCTGCTACGAGCGACGAAAAGGGTGGCTTGGTATGATTCAACAGAAGTATGTTAAAAGTTACCTACAGGCCTATAAAGACGGTTCTATCAGGTTGAATAAGCGGCGAATAAAACTCGTGGAATTAATAGAAAAGACCGTTCTAACTAACGAAAATTATTATTTTGATGAAGAAAAAATCGAGGACTGTTTAACGTTCGCTAATAAGTGGTTTTTCCCATTTACACCCTGGGAAAAATTCTTAACCGCGTTCGTTTTTTTATATGATCACACCACTGAGCGGCGAGCAATTCGGAAGTTCATGGTAGTCGTTGGACGTGGGGCTGGTAAGAACGGCTGGGTATCGGTGATTTCATCTTTTCTTTTATCACGACTGCATGGAGTCCGCAATTATAATGGTTCCATTATCGCCAATAGTGAAGAACAGGCCAAAACATCAGTTGATGAGATTCACGATGCGGTCGACTTGCATAGTGAGTTGAAAGGCGAATTTTATGCGACTAATTCGCAAGTTCATTCGAAGTCTACCAACTCGACGTTACGATACCGGACTTCTAACGGGAATACTAAAGATGGCTTGCGTGATGGTTTCGTTATTTTCGATGAAATTCACGCCTATCCGAATAACCAAAATGTAAAAGTCCATATCTCAGGACTTGGGAAAGTTCGAGACTCACGAGTTTTCGAGATTGGGTCCAAAGGCTACGTGCGTGATGGCTACTTAGACAAAGAACTAGCGAAAGCTGATGCAATTTTAGACGGTAAGGCCCCCATTGAATCGATGTTTCCATTTGTTTGCGAGTTGGACAACTTGAAAGAGATGGACGACCCAGCCAACTGGGAGCTTGCTAACCCATCATTTTCTAAGCCGATGAATGGTTACGCCAAAGACGTTTACCAGGAGACTATGGACGACTATAACGACCTGGAACTAGACCCGTCCGGTTATGATGAGTTCGTTATTAAGCGCATGAACTACCAGGTTGAAGACCTAGAAAAGTCGGTTGCCCCTTATGAGCAAATCAAAGCGACTAACCGTCCGATTCTACTGGACGACTTGCAAGGCATGGAAGCGATTGGATCGGTGGATTTTGCATCTATTCGCGACTTTACCGCAGACGGGTTGACCATCAAACGAGAAGGCAAGCAGTACTTTATCAGCCATCAATTTGCCCGCCGTCAATTTGTCGATAAGTTCTATGCGTATTCAGCTAAACCACAAGACCGCCCCCAGTCTGCTCCTCCTATTGCTGAATGGGAAGAAAGCGGGTTACTGACTGTGGTAGACACGCCAACAATTGACCCGCAAGCGGTAGTTGACTGGTTCTTAGAGCAGCGGAAACGTTTCATCATTAAGAAAATTGTCATGGATAACTTCCGGGCGGATTTACTTCGTAAGTTCTTTGAAGATGCAGGCTTTGAGGTGGTCGTGATTCGGAATCCAACTGCCATTGATGGCCTACTGGCACCGAGAATTGAGACCGGGTTTGCCAATCATCAATATATCTGGGGTGACAACCCGTTATTGCGGTGGAACACTCAAAATGTGTTGGTTTCGACCGATAGTCACGGTAACAAACGATATGGCAAGAAAGAAGAAATTCGGCGAAAAACTGATGGTTTCAAAGCGTTTGAATATGGTCAATATTTAGTTGACCAGTTGCCAGATTATTCAGTGAATGAGTCACTGGATATGTTAGCCGACATTGATTTCTAACGGAAGGGAGGTGAATATATGAGTGTAATTAATAGCTTCTTTGACCTGTTTACGCGGCGAAAAGATTCCAGCTTTATTTATGATCTTGATTTGTTTCAAGACATTAAAAACCGAGCCTACTTAAAACGCATGGCGATTGACACAGTGATCAATTATGTAGGCCGGGCGGTTAGCCAGTCGGAGTTTCGTGTGATGAACAAGGGGTTACCTGTTAAAGATACGATGTATTACAAGCTCAATGTCCGACCAAATACTGACGAATCGGCCAGTGATTTTTGGCAGCATTTTATTTACCAATTGATTTATTACAACGAGGTGCTAGTGATTCAGGACGACGATGGTGATTTATTAATTGCTGATGATTTTAGTCGTCACGAATATGCAGTATATGAAGATGTTTTCGACAATGTCACGGTCAAAGAATACACGTTTAAGCGTTTCTTCCCGATGTCTGATGTTATTTACCTGAGATACTCAAACAATCAGTTAGAGCACTATTTGACCGGTTTATGGGGAGACTACGGTGAGTTATTTGGCCGAATGTATGAGCTGGAACTTCGTAATAATCAAATTCGAGCGACCGTTAAGGCTGATATGACGGCTGGTGTTAATGACGGTAAAGCGAACAAACTGCAGAAGTTTATTGACAAGATTTTCCAATCTTTCAGCAAGAACTCCGTTGCGCTGGTACCAATCACTAATGGTTTTGAGTATAACGAAGTGTCAAACGGTGTGGGTAAGAACCAGACATTTGATGAAAGCAACAGCGTGCTAATGGCATTCATTGATCACGTTGCACGGCTGGTGGGAGTACCACCGGCGCTGATACACGGTGAAACTGCCGAAAGTAGCGATAACCAAGAATTATTCAACAAGCAGTGTTTGAGTGCACTATTAAATAAGATTCAGTCGGAGCTTAATGCCAAATCATTCAGTCAACGCGATTACTTAAAGAATGGTAAGCAAATTGAAGTTATTGGCATTAATCGACCAACACTAATCGAACTGGCAGAGCAAATCGATAAGCTGGGGTCATCTGGTATGGTCACTCAAAATGAAGTTCGTTCAGCAGTTGGGTTGCCGCCACGTGAAGATGGGGACCAGATTGTGATGACTAAGAATTATACAACGAAAGGTGGTGATAATAATGAAGAAGATTAACGTTAAGGGCCCGATTATTAGTAATGATGACAAGTGGATTTATGACATGTTGGAAATGGACAGTACCGCTCCTAAGGATGTCATTGATGCATTACCAGATGATGGCTCAACTGTTGAAGTTGATATTAATTCTGGTGGTGGTTTAATGGACGCTGGAACTGAAATTTATACTGCGTTGATGGCTTATCAAGGGAAAGTTATGGTTAACATTGTTGGGATGGCCGCAAGTTCAGCGTCATTAATCGCCATGGCTGGTAATCCCACACGGATTAGCCCAGTCGGCCAAATTATGATTCACAATGTAGCTGGTGGATTGCGTGGTGATTACCGCGATCAGGCTAAGCTGTCTGAAATTTTAAAGCAGTCCAGCGAAGCGATTGCGAATGCTTATCATCTTAAAACTGGCTTATCGATGGAAGATCTACAGGCCAAGATGGATTCAGAAACGTATTTGAATGCAGACCAAGCTAAAGAATTAGGCTTTGTCGATGAAATTATGTTTGATGATCAAATTGAGCTGGTCGCAGATGGTGGCTCAGGTATGTTACCAAAGTCTGCCATTGATAAAATAGCTGAGTTAATGAAGCAAAATAATTCAGGAATGACAACTGCACGCAGTATTAAGCCTTTCAAATTATCCGATTCAGATATTGATCGTATTACAACTGCAGTCACTCAAAAACTAAATGTTAAACCTAAAGTGCAAACGGAAAAAACATTTAATCCGTTTGCTTTTTAATTTAGAAAGAAGGAAAAGTAATGATTAAATTTGATACAAAAGCTTTCAAAAACTTTACTGACGCACGTGAAAAGTACGCACAATTGGTGAAGGACGCCGCAAAACCCGAAGAACAACAACAGGGTTTTACTGATATGATGGACGCTTTGGGGGAAGATACACTTTCAGAAATTAAGAACCAAGTTCATGCTCAAACCGAAGACTACTTGGACGCTCGCCGACACGACCCTAAGATGTCTAACGAAGAAGTGAAGTTCTTCAATGAAATTAAGACAGATACTGGATTTAAAGAACCTAAGTTATTGCCTGAGACGGTTGTTACTGAAGTGTTCGATGACATGGTTCAAGCCCACCCGTTACTTCAAGCTATCGGTTTGCAAAACCAAGGTATTAGCTTGAAGATTATCCAATCAGATGCTTCCGGAGTAATTGGCTGGGGTAATATTTTCGGCGAAATCACTAGTCAATTAGATGCTAAGTTCAAGGAGACTAAAGCTGACCAATCCAAGGCAACCGCGTTCTTGGTATTACCAAAGGACTTAAGCGACTTCGGCCCATCATGGATTAAGCAATACGTAATCACCCAAATTACTGAAGCCTTTGCGGTCGGCGCTGAAACTGCATTCTTGACTGGTGATGGGAATCAAAAACCAATTGGCTTAAACCGTTCTGTCAAGGAAGGGGTGGCCGTGACTGGTGGTGTTTATCCGGAAAAGGAATCCGCTGGGACGTTGACGTTTGCAGATACTAAGACTGCTGCTAAAGAATTAGCTGGTATGATCAAGAATCTTTCAACTAAGGAAAATGGTAAACCAGTTGTGGCTAAGGGCAAGACTGTCATGGTCATGGGCCCTGGGGAATCATTAGATGTAGAAGCACAATTTATGGTTCAGAATTTGGCGGGCCAATTTGTCACTGCCTTGCCATTTGGGTTAACAATTATCGAATCTGAGTTTGCGCCAGAAAACAAGGTGATTGCCTTCGTTCAAGGTCGCTATGATGCATTCCAAGCTGGTCCATTGAAGATTCAACCATATGACCAAACGCTGGCACTTGAAGACATGGACTTATACACGGCTAAGCAGTTCTTCTACGGTAAGGCTAAGGATGACAAAGCGGCTGTGGTTTACGACTTGAAGCTTGCTACTCCTGGTACTACGACCACTGAACCAATGACCGACGGTGACACGGGAAAATAGCGACCCCGGACACCGGGGTAACTAAGCCTACCACGAACAGTACCGTAGCTGAAATCACTGCTTGGTTAGATGCTAACGGAATCGACCACACTGGAGCTACGTTGAAGGCCGATTTACTAGCATTAGTGGGGTGATTAAGTGAATCCATTATTAGATCAATTCAAACTGCGTATGAAGATTTATCACAAAGCTGAGGATGCAAATTTATCGCGAATTCTGAATGCAAGTCAGAAGCGTATCACCGATATTACTGGTATTGCCAGTAACGCCGGTGATGATGTGTATGACGAGCTAGTTTTAGAACGAGCACGATACGCTTACAATGACCAAGTCGAGTTTTTTGACGCTAATTTTTTGGACGACTTATTGTCTGCGTCCTTGACCAGCTATGAACCGGGGGATGATGAAGATGAACCGACCGGAGTTTGAGTACAAAGCACCACCAGTAAGAACGAATCAGCTTAATACGCCGGTTCGCTTTTTTCGTACCGTCAAAAATTTGGGGCCAGAGCCGGGGCGTGGTCAAACTGAACAAGCTTTTGAGTGTTTGGGTTTAGCTTATGATCCATCCACCAAAGACCGTGAAGTGCTTAACGTTAATGAAGCAAAGTATGGCGTGACTATCAAGATTCGCGATACTTTTGGCGAATTTGACCCGACAACTAAGGACACCGTGGTTATTGACGACCGCCGGTATCTGGATGCCACTGGTCAACCGATTGTTTGGGACATTCTCCAGGTAGCACCAGATTTAGAAAATAACCAGTTCGTAAAAATTGTGCTGGGGGTGACTAAATGACGGAAGTGACGGTTAAGTTTAAAGGCGTTGATGAAGTAATTAATAAGTTGGCCGAAAAGTTTAGCCCAGCAAAACTAAATCGTATTGAAAATGATGCGTTAAGAGTAGCCGGCAGACGAGTAGCGGTTGAACTCAAGAATGCGGTCGCCAGTTATCGTGACACAGGTCAAACAGTTCTTCAAGTATCAGTCGGTAACCCTCATAGTCGGGGCGGTGTACGGACGATTAAGATTGGTTGGCACGCGGGATCTCGCTGGCGATTAGTCCATCTGAATGAGCTCGGTTATACACGGTTCAGCAAAACCTATCATCCACGAGGCATGGGTAAAGTTCAAGGTGCATTTGATAGTAGCCGTGGCCCTGCCAAGGCACTTGAAGAAGCTGAATTGAGGAAACTACTATGACCGAAACCAAGGATATGCTTGCAACTATTTATACCGCGTTGTTGGCAAATGCAACAATTGCAAAACTGACATTGGCTGGTGATGGCAGTCATCGAATTAGTTATTTTGAAAGCCCAGAAACAGCTGACCACGACAATCTATTTGTTGTGATTACACCTGTCGGGCCACCGGTACCAGCGGCTGTTGGCAGTGATGATTATTTGAATGTGCAATTCACGTTTCAAGTCAATGTTGAATCTATCAGTCGACCGGCACGTAATGCTGTGGCACGTGAAATTCAAAACGAAATGCTTGCTTTGGGCTTTTCAAGATTAGCTGGTGCTCAGAACGAATTAGATGAATTCATGACTGAAACTAACCGCTTTGTTGATGTTCGCAGATACCGCGGTAACACTAAATTGTATGACACAAATTATTAAGGAGAGATGTAATTATGTTTGTAGGATATAAACGATTAAAGATTCAACCATTTGCCGAAGACGGCACGAAAAAAGGTGACCTGATTATTGTTGAAGGTCAGGCACACAAAGGGGCTACGACCACTGCTGAAATCAGTGGATTAGCTAAAGACCCAGTGAAAGTACCAGGGTCTAATATCGATTACTATTTGTCACGTCAAGGCTTGGGTGACGCCAAGGTAGCACTCGGTATTTTAGATTTACCGGAAGCTAGTGCTGACCTATTGGCTGGTTTCCGTGTCGATGATGACAAGATCAGTTATGGTGGTGAAGACACATTGCCACCATATTGCTCAATTGAAATGGAATCCAAAGAAGACACTGGTGAAATTGCGTTAGTTGGCTTCTTCAAGGGAACATTTACGCGGGATAAGATTAGCTTGAGCACGCTGGATTCATCTAAATCATTTACGCCAGAAGCTGATGCTTGGACTTTTACGCCAATTAGTTCGATTGCCACTGCTACTAACGGCGAAGTGATGCAGAAGTTTGTGGGCGATGCCACTAAGGATGCAACGACTGTTACGAAGTTTGAAAAGCAATTGTTTGATCCAAATGGTACGGCGAGTAGTAACAGTTAAGAGTATTACATTAACAGCGGATAAACCGTCTATCTCAGTAGGTGCAACAAGCACAATCACTTCAACAGTACTTCCTGATAACGCTACAGACAAAACAGTTTTATTATCAGTTGATGACCCTGCCATTGCAACGTTAACAGGAAACACGTTGACAGGTATTAGTGCTGGTGTTGTAACAGTGATTGGCACTGATGCAACAAAGCAAGTCACAGGGACAGTTAAAGTAACGATTACTAAAACGGAATAAAAACACTTTAAGTCGCCGATAAATCAACAATACCAATTGGGGCGGCTTTTTGTGTATGGAGGGAAAAGACTATGAGTACACCACTAAAGATGGAATTACTTATTGACGGTAAAAAGCAGACCTTCACGGAATCGTTCATTCCGGCAGGCCGTATCTTGGACGCATTGGACTTAATCGAAACCGATAACTCAGATCGTAAATTGCGTGATGTTTTTGAAGAACGAGTAGCATTTCTAGCCAAAGTATTTACTAATTCGTTAGTGACAACAGAAGCAATTTGGAATGGTTTCAATGCGATTGATTTTGATGATCGCACGTTCACGATTATTTGCAAAGTGGCTGGTGTAAACCCAAAAAAGCTACAGATGGTGACGACACCGGAATAACCATCAAAGAAGCTCGCAAAAGTGTGTTATCAGCAGTCGGCGTAATTGTTGAGAACCGCACTGGCTATACACTGTCGAGCGTATTAAATGATGTTGATTTTAAATTGTTGTCGCAAATAATCGAAGCAACGACCGAACAGACTCAGCAGACTGAAGGTGGGACCCGAGTTAAACCGGGAACTGTGGGGGTAAATCCTGGTAATCAGCCTGTCATGAGTCTTTTTGACTTTGCTAGAAAATCTTAATGAAGGGAGGAATAATAAATGGCAGATGAAGTATTAGGCCGCATGGTCATCGAGTTAGGGCTGGATCACGCTGCGTTTGGTAAAGGTTTAACCGGTGCCAAGCGTGAAGTTAAGTACGCAATGTCTGAGATGAAGTCATCAATGGCTGTATTAGGTCAGTCGGGTCGTCAGTTTGACGTCCTATCAGCTAAGTCTAAAGGCTTGTCACAAGTAATGATGAGTCAGCAGCGGGTTGTTGAAAAACTGGGTAAAGCGTACAAGGACTCGCTGGTTGATGGTAAACCAACCGCGCAAACAGCTAAGCTAGCAACTCAATTGCAGAATGCCAATGCTAAATTAGCCTCATTACAAACTCAGTATAAGAATAATGCAGCGGCAATGGCTAAAGCACGCGTTGAGCAAACTGGTTTTACCGGTGGCTTAAATAAAGTTAGCAAGGCCGCTGTAGCGACTGGTACATCGATGAAGAACATCGGCTCAACGATGACCAGCAAAGTTAGCGCCCCAATTGCGGCTGGTTTAGCCATTGCAACTAAATCCGCTATCACTTTTGATTCGCAAATCAAGTCCATGGGGCCTCTGCTGACTAATGGGGGCGCGGTTACCGCTAAGTACCGGTCACAGTTGGATCAGTTGGGTGATGCATCTAAAAAGATGTCGATGAAGTACGGTGTCTCGACTACTGAAATCAACAACGGCATGGCAGAGCTTATTCGGCGTGGCTATACCACTAACCAAGTTTTGGGCTCAATGCCGTCTATCTTAGACGCTACCATGGCTTCCGGTGAAGATATGGGTACGGTCATGAATGCCACAGCGTCAATCGTTGAACAGTTCGGGTTAAAGACTAACTCAACGGCTGGGACGATGAAAAACACTCAGCGGGTTACCGATTCGCTGACATACGCGGCCAATGCAACTGCGGCTGGCTTCGGTGATATGTCTGATGCGATGAGCTACGTCGGGCCAGTTGCATCTAGTTTGGGTCTCAGCGTTGAACAAACTGCGGCGGCTGTTGGTGAGCTTAGTAACCAAGGAATCGAAGGCCAAAAAGCTGGGACTAATTTACGTGGTATGCTGACTAGTTTGATTAAGCCAACCAAGCAAAACACCGAAGGATTCAAGAGTATGGGCATTAGTTCGAAGCAACTGGCCCATGACTCACACGATTTACCGCAACTAATTGATGATATCACACATGGCACTAAGGGCTGGTCAAACGCTGAACGTGGTAAGGCCTTAGCCCAAGCATTCGGACGTGAGAACCAAGCTGCTGCTAACGCATTAGTTAAGGCCGGTTCTAAGAGCCTGCGTGACTTGACTAAAGATACTGAAAACGCTGGTGGTGCGACTAAGAAAGTTGCCGAGCAAATGAGCAATACTTCGGCAAATAATGTCAAGAAACTGATTGCGTCATTACAAGTGCTAGGAATTGAAATCGGTGAGAAGTTAATTCCAAAACTAACACCATTAGTTAAGAAAGCCACGGATATGGTTCAAGGCTTCTCGAAGATGGATGATGCCACTCAGAATACCATTATTAAGTTTGCCCTATTAGCTGCTGCTGGTGGCCCAGTATTGAGTATGCTGGGTAATATCGTCGGTGGATTTGGAACATTTGGTGGCGGTATTGTTAAAGTTATTAGCGCTACCGCACAATGGCACGCGAAGAATCAAGCAGCTAAAGAATCACTCGCGATGTTAAAAGGTGCGACTGATGCCACTAGTGGCGGTTTCAAAGCGTTCAAGGGTAGTGTTGATACTGTAAATGGCTCAGCATCAACGGCTAAGTCAACATTTGGCTTGCTTAAAGGTGCCTTTACGACGGCCGAAGCTGGCGCCGGTGTATTAGGAACCTCATTAAGTGTGACGGGTGCGGCGGTGACCGGTGTTGGTTTGGCAGCTGTAGCCGGTGTGGCTTACTGGCAACTCTATGGTAAGGAAGCGGCAGCTAGTGCCGAACGAACACGGCAGTGGGGTTCAGATATAGGTAAGTCTGCATCAGATGCAGCTACGGATATGACTAGGTTTGAGTCCAAAGCATCAACAGCGTTAGATGATTTTAATGGTAATGCACAGAAAAACGCCAAAACCGTACAAAAAGCATTTGCGGATATGGTCGGCTCAGCAAGTAAGCATGTTGATAAAGAATACCAAAATGCGCTGAAAGTTGCTAAAAAGATTGGCGGTGAAGCCGGTGATGCCATCGCAAAACAAGCCGAAGAGCAAAAGAAAGCTAATGAGAAAAAAGTCACTGACATGCAGAATACTGCAAAAAAAGTCACAGCGATTACATCTCAGTCAGCAAAAGATGGCGTAAAACTTACTAGTGACCAAGCAACTACAATTGCGAATCTACAGCGTCGGATGGCTAAGGATGAAATTGATACTTTAGGTCTAAAATCTAAGCAGAAGAAAGCCATTCTAGCTGCTGAGCTGGGTGAAACCAGTTCAATGACTAAAAAACAGTTAGCTGAGAATGCCAAATCTATTGGTGATGCTGGTGCTAAAGAGCTTGATACTTACAACGATAAAATGGGTAAACTTAATCAGGCTCACAAAGATGGCTTGATTAGTAACGAAGAGATGAATAGTGCGGAAGAGGTTCTGACTAAGCGACACAATGCCACTATTAAACAACTTGGTGAAGATTACATCAGGACGCAGGTTAAAGCTGGCGAAACCGCGGGCCAGGCTTTTGAAGAATTGCAAACTAAATATGGATATAATGAGAAACAAGCCCAAGCTGCCTATGATCAATTTAAGAATGGTGCTGAAAAGTCAGCAAGTGTGGCCATCAAGCTTACCGGTAATATGAGTAAGGCAACTCAAAAAGCCGCTACAGACTGGAACTCAATGGTATTAGACCCCAAAACAGGTAAGCTAAAGACCAATGCACAGGCCGAAGTCAATAAGGCCGCTAAGTCGAAAGACAAATGGAATGCTATGTTGCTCCTTGCTAAACAGGGAAAGATGAGTTCCAATGCCGCGGCCGTGGTTGGGGTTGCGGCTGTTCAGACCAAACGCTGGGATGGTTTAACGCTTAAAGAGAAACAGGCTATGATTAAGTCTAAAGGTGGCGATGATCTAGCCGGGTTAATCGAAAAGGGCAAACAATGGGGCAAGTTTACCCCAGCCGAAAAGAAGGCCATCATTACTTCCAAAGGCGGACCAGAACTCTTAGGCGTCATGACTAAGGCTCAAACTTGGAATAAGTTAACGATGGCTGAGAAGCGGGCAGTCTTAAAGGACAATGCGTCGCCAGCCATGAAACAAGCTTCGGTTAGTGTCAAGGACTGGAATAACTTAACGCCACAAATGAAGACGGTCATGGCTAAAGCTAAG